GGTCCCGAGGGCTTCGGCTACCCCGCGCTGTGGGAGCACAAATGCCTGGGCCACAAGTCCTGGAGCGATCTGCAGAAGAAGGGCCTGGCAGTGTCCAAGCCGATCTACGCCGCGCAGGTGGCGATCTACCAGGCCTACCTGGAACTGCACGAGCAGCCGGCGCTGTTCACCGCGCTGAACGCCGACACCATGGACATCTACGCCGAACTGGTGCCCTTCGATGCGGCGCTGGCGCAGCGCATGTCGGACCGTGCGGTCAAGCTGATCGCCGCCACCGAGGCGGGCGAGCTACTGCCGCGCGCCTTCCACGACCCCACCCACTTCGAATGCCGGATGTGCGCCTGGCAGGACCGTTGCTGGAGAACCTCACCATGAACTGCTCAACTTCACACGAGGCGCTCGGCGAGCGCCTGATCGATGCCCGCGAGGCGGCGCTGGTCCTGAATCTGCCGCTGTACTGGCTGACCCATGCCAAGGAGCGCCAGCGCCTGGGGATGCCGCACTACCGGGTCGGCAAGCTGGTGCGCTTCAAGCTCGAGGAGCTGATTGCGTGGATCGAGGCTCAGCAGGAGCCTGCAGTGGACGCCGTGCGCCCGGAGGATGCCGATGCTGGACTTCAATGAGGCGTCCCCGGCCCCGGATTTGCCGGTCACGGCCGATCGAGAGGCCGTGCGCGCTGCCCTGCTGGCACGGCTGGCACCGGTGCTGGCCGCCCTGTTTCCGGCGGGCAAGAAACGCCGGGGCAAGTTCCTGGTCGGCGACGTGCTCGGCAGTCCGGGCGACAGCCTGGAGGTGGTGCTGGACGGTGCCAAGGCGGGTCTCTGGACCGACCGCGCCACGGGCGCCGGCGGCGACATCTTCGATCTGATCGCCGCTGCCCAGGGCCTGAACGCACAGGCCGACTTCGCCCGGGTGCTGCAGCACGCGGCCGATCTGGTCGGGCATGTACCGGCGACACCGCCACACCGCAGCCGCCCCGAAGCACCGATCGACGAGCTGGGCCCGGCGACCGCCAAATGGGACTACCTCGATGCCACGGGCAAGCTGATCGCGGTCGTGTACCGCTACGACCCGCCCGGGCAGAAGAAGCAGTTCCGGCCCTGGGATGCCCGGCGGCGCAAGATGGCGCCGCCCGAGCCGCGCCCGCTGTTCAATCAGCCGGGCATGCTGAACGCCGCCCAGGTGGTGCTGGTCGAGGGCGAGAAATGCGCGCAGGCCTTGATCGAGGCCGGCATCGTGGCCAGCACCGCCATGCACGGGGCCAACGCCCCGGTGGACAAGACCGACTGGTCGCCGCTTGCGGCCAAGGCGGTCCTGATCTGGCCCGACCGTGACAAGCCCGGCTGGGACTACGCCGCCCAGGCCGCGCAGGCCGTACTCGGGGCTGGTGCCAGCAGTTGCCACGTGCTGTATCCGCCCGAGGACGCGGCCGAGGGCTGGGATGCCGCTGACGCCGTGGCCGAAGGCTTCGACGTGGCGGCCTTCCTGGCCCACGGTCCGCGCCTGCAGATGCACGACGTGACCGACAGTGCCGAACCAGTGATCGGCAGCGATGAATCGGTGTGGGGCACCGAGGATGCGCTGGCGCTGACCTTCACCCGACGCTACCAGCGCGACTGGCGCTACGTCGCCGCCTGGGGCCGCTGGCTGGTGTGGGACGGACAGCGCTGGCGCAACGAGGACACGCTGGCGGCCACCGACCTAATCCGCCAGGTCTGCCGGCACGCCGCCTTGCAGGCCTCGAATCCGAAGGTCGCCGCCAAGCTGGCGACCGCCGGCACCGTCGGCGGGGTGGAGCGGCTGGCGCGTGCCGACCGTCGGCACGCCGCCACCACGGGCGAATGGGACGCCGACCCCTGGCTGCTCAACACGCCCGGCGGCGTGGCCGATCTGCGCACCGGGCGCCAGCGACCGCACGAGCGCGCGGACCGGATCACCAAGATCTGCACCGCCACACCAGGAGGCGAGTGTCCGATCTGGCGGCAGTTCCTGGCCGAGGTCACCGGCGGTGATGCCGAGCTGCAGGCCTACCTGCAGCGCATGGCGGGCTATGCGCTCACCGGCTCGACGCAGGAGCACGCGCTGTTCTTTCTGTACGGCACCGGCGCCAATGGCAAGTCGGTGTTCCTCAACACCCTGGCCACCCTGCTCGGCGACTACGCGGCCAACGCGCCCATGGACACCTTCATGGAAACGCGCACCGACCGTCACCCGACCGATCTGGCCGGCTTGCGCGGCGCACGCTTCGTGGCTGCGATCGAAACCGAGCAAGGGCGGCGCTGGGCCGAGTCCAAGGTCAAGAACCTCACCGGCGGTGACAAGATCTCGGCGCGCTTCATGCGGCAGGACTTCTTCGAGTTCTTCCCGCAGTTCAAGCTGTTCGTCGCTGGCAACCACAAGCCGGCGATCCGCAACATCGACGAGGCCATGAAGCGGCGCCTGCACCTGGTGCCGTTCACGATCACGGTGCCGCCCACGCGCCGCGACGCGCATCTGCAGCAGAAGCTGCTGGCCGAGCGCGACGGCATCCTGGCCTGGGCGGTGCAGGGCTGCCTGGACTGGCAACGCCTGGGCCGGCTCGCACCACCGCAGCAGGTGGTCGACGCCACCGAGGCCTACTTCGAGGCCGAGGATGCGCTGGGCCGCTGGCTCGAGGAGCGCTGCCTGCGCGAGGCCAATGCCAGCTCGCTCACCGCCGAGCTGTTCAACGACTGGAAGCAGTGGGCCGATGCGGCGGGCGAATTCATCGGCTCACAACGGCGCTTCTCCGATCTGCTGATTACCCGGGGCGTCGAGAAGTGGCGCAACACGGCCGGCCTTCGCGGCTTCCGTGGCGTCGGCCTCAAGCACCCGCCCGCACCCGCCTACACCCCCTATTCAGACCACTGATCCCCATGCCAAACCAGCCGACTGACGCATCGGACGCTGTGCGTCGTTACTTCCCCCGCGCGCGTGCGCGTGCACACGCCTCATGGGGTGTTTCGACACCCAGTGTCGGATGCGTCGGGAGCCACCTGCCGGAAGGACTGCAGCCATGACCACCACCTTGCTGGCCCTGGATCTGGGCACCACCACCGGCTGGGCCCTGCGCGGTCGTGACGCCGTCATCACCAGCGGCAGCACCAGCTTCAAGCCACAGCGCTTCGAGGGCGGCGGCATGCGCTACCTGCGCTTCAAACGCTGGCTGACCGAACTCAAGGCAGCGAGCGATGGCGTCGACGCGGTGTTCTTCGAGGAAGTGCGGCGCCACGCCGGCGTCGATGCCGCCCACGCCTACGGCGGCTTCATGGCGCACCTGACGGCCTGGTGCGAGCACCACCGGATCCCGTACCAGGGGGTGCCGGTCGGCACGATCAAGAAGCACGTCACCGGCAAGGGCAACGCCGGCAAGGCCGAGGTGATGCTGGCGGTGCACGCGCTCGGCCACGCCCCCGCCGATGACAACGAAGCCGATGCGCTGGCCTTGCTGCATTGGGCCATCCAGCATCACGACCTCGCGCAGGAGCGGTGACATGGGTGAAGCCTGGACCATCGAGGCCCTGGCGGCGCGCTTCGACGAGGCTGCCAGCACGGCGCGGCACTTGCCGCCGGTGCGCGTGCAGGGCTTCTTCAACACCTGGCCGGCGATCCGGCGCAGCGATTGGGAGCGCCTCGCGCGCGAGGACGATCCGCCGCTGCGCTTCCCGCCCAGCCCGGAAGCCGTTGACCGCATGCTGGAGGTGATGCGCTGGGTGCAGTGGCTGGAGCTGGAGCAGCGCCAGCTGGTGTGGATGCGGGCCGAGCGCTACCCCTGGCAGCAGATCTGCCGACGCTTCGGCTGCGACCGGACGACGGCGTGGCGACGCTGGCAGCGGGCGCTGGACACCGTGGCTGGTCGGCTAACCGTCACCAAGGCCTCAGCCTCCGCATCGTTGCCGCGCAGTGATTTGGCGTGATCTGGCGCGCGTGAGCTACGGCGCGCGCGCATCAGCGGTGCAATGCGGTTTCTTCCCCTGCAACAAATCACCCCGTTCGGCCCTAGTATCTGGTCTATCGTGCGGCCATCGGCATCAGATGCAAACGCCTTGACATGACAGCACAGGCCATGCGCCGACCTGGCACGCGCCGGACCCACGGCGCTGGTTGACACAGCTTCCGCACTCCCCCATCCCAACCCGCCCTGGCTCGCCACGGCGGGTTTCTTGTTGCCATGAGCACCCTGCGCATCCAGACCTGTCCCATCGACCGCCTGATCCCCTATGCCCGAAATGCGCGCGCGCACAGCGAGGCGCAAGTCGCCCAGATCGCGGCCAGCATCCGGGAGTTCGGCTTCAACAACCCCGTCCTCGTCGATGCCGACGGCGGCATCATCGCCGGCCACGGCCGGGTCCTGGCAGCGCGTCAACTCGGTCTGGCTGAAGTCCCCACCATCGCCTTGGCGCACCTGAGCGACACCCAGAAGCGCGCCTTCATCCTCGCAGACAACCAGCTCGCGCTCAACGCCGGCTGGGACGAAGCCATGCTGCAGATCGAACTGGAGAGCCTGCACGAGGCCGGCTTCGATCTCGACCTCACCGGCTTCGATGCCGACGACATCGCGGAGCTGCTGGTGCGCCAGCTCGATGCCAACGATCCGGCTGCAGTGGATGGTGACGAAGAACCCGAGATCCCCGCGCCGCCGGCAGAGCCCATCAGCCGCCCGGGCGATCTCTGGCAGTTGGGCGCCCACCGTCTGATCTGCGGCGACGCTGGTGATGCCAGCGTGATCAGCACCCTGATGCAGGGCGAACGCGCCCAGCTCTGCTTCACCTCGCCGCCCTACGGCAACCAGCGCGATTACACCTCGGGCGGCATCGCCGATTGGGACACCCTGATGCAAGGCGTGTTCGCCCAGCTTCCGATGGTCCCCGATGGCCAAGTCCTGGTCAACCTCGGTCTGATCCACCGTGGGAACGAGTGGGTCCCGTACTGGGATGGCTGGCTTGGCTGGATGCGCAGCCAGGGCTGGCGCCGCTTCGCCTGCTACGTCTGGGACCAGGGCCCCGGCATGCCCGGCGACTGGCAGGGCCGGCTGGCGCCCAGCTTCGAGTTCATCTTCCACTTCAACCGCCAGGCCCGCAAGCCGAACAAGACCGTGCCCTGCAAGCACGCCGGCCAGGAGTCGCATCTGCGCGCCGATGGTTCGTCCACCGCCATGCGCGGCAAGGATGGCCAGGTGGGTGGCTGGACCCATGCCGGCCAGCCGACGCAGGCGCATCGCATTCCTGACTCGGTGATCCGCATCATGCGGCACAAGGGCAAGATCGGTGCCGACATCGATCACCCGGCCGTGTTCCCGGTCGCGCTGCCCGAGTTCCTGATCGAGGCCTACACCGACCTTGGTCAGACCGTGTTCGAACCCTTCGGTGGCAGCGGCTCCACCCTGCTGGCCGCCCAACGCAGCGGTCGCGTCGGCCGCGCGGTCGAGATCGCGCCCGAGTACGTCGACGTGGCCATCCTGCGCTGGCAGCAGTGGTTCCCCGACCAACCCGTAACCCTGGCCGCCACCGGCCAGTCGTGGGAGGAAGTGCGCGTCGCGCGTGCGGCGCCGGAGCCCCTCCATGCCTGATCCGCAAAACCACCCCGTGACGACCCCCCTCGCCACCCCGTCCGCACGCCTGGCCGTGCACTACCGCCCGGTCCAGTCCCTGATTCCCTACGCCCGCAACGCCCGCACCCATTCGCCGGAACAAGTGGCGCAGATCGCCGCCAGCATCCGCGAGTTCGGCTGGACCAACCCGATCCTGCTGGACGGCGACCAGGGCGTGATCGCCGGCCATGGCCGTCTGCTGGCCGCCCGCCAGCTGGGCCTGGCGGAAGTGCCCTGCATCGAGCTGGCCCACCTGTCGGACACCCAGCGCCGCGCCTACATCCTCGCAGACAACCGCCTGGCCCTGAATGCCGGCTGGGATGACGAGTTGCTGCGCATCGAGCTGGGCGAATTGCAGTCGCTCGACTTCGACCTGGACCTGCTCGGCTTCGATGATGGCGAGTTGCAGGAGCTGCTGACTGGCGGCGAGGCAACCCAAGACGGCCTGGCCGACGAGGACGCCGTGCCCGAGGTTCCGGCCACGCTGGTCTCGCGCCCGGGCGATGTGTGGATCATGGGCAGCCACCGCCTGCTGTGCGGTGACGCCACCGTGGCGGCGAGCTACGACACCCTGCTGCAGGGTGAATCCGTGGACATGGTGTTCACCGACCCGCCGTACAACGTGAACTACGCCAACTCCGCGAAAGACAAGCTGCGCGGCAGGGACCGCGCCATCCTGAATGACAACCTCGGCGCCGACTTCCACGACTTCCTGTTGGCAGCGTTGACCCCCACCGTACAGCACTGCCGTGGCGCCGTCTACGTCGCCATGTCCTCCAGCGAGCTAGATACCCTGCAGTCGGCCTTCCGTGCCGCCGGCGGTCACTGGTCGACCTTCATCATCTGGGCCAAGCACACCTTCACGCTGGGTCGCGCCGATTACCAGCGCCAGTACGAGCCAATCCTCTACGGCTGGCCCGAGGGGGCGACACGCCACTGGTGTGGCGACCGCGACCAAGGTGACGTCTGGAACATCAAGAAGCCGCAGAAGAACGACCTGCACCCGACGATGAAGCCGGTGGAGTTGGTCGAGCGGGCGATCCGCAATTCGAGCCGACCCGGCAACGTGGTGCTCGACCCGTTCGGGGGCTCGGGGACGACCCTGATCGCGGCCGAAAAGTCAGGCCGCATTGCGCGGCTGATCGAACTCGACCCCAAGTACGTCGACGTGATCGTGCGCCGGTGGCAGGACTTCACCGGCCAGCAGGCGGTGAGGGTTGCAGATCAACTGACGTTTCAAGCGGCAGGCCATTGCGCCACCCCGGTTGACGAGATACCGTGAACCCCTGCCCAGCCCATCGGGCCGCCCGACAATCACTCCATGGTGTGATGTCGAGCACCCGATCGGATCAGGCATGTTCAACCTTCACTGCACGAAAAAACTTCTCGACCGGATCAAGCCAACGGTGGAACCGCCCGCGACGGGCACCACCCACCTGGGTGACTGGTATGCCACCGCGCTGTTTTGGAAGCCGCAAATGGCCTTGCTGGTCAATGAGCGCACGTTGCTGCCGGTGTTCCTGCCCCTGGCTCTAGCTGTAGTTTCTCAACACATTGTTCCCTTCAAAGCCGAGGCGCGTGATGGGAGGCAG